TGCAAAGCCAACCATCATTGAGCAACGGCTCTTGGCAAGTGTCATACACAGTTGAGAACATGGAGCAGTCTGATGCTGAAGCAAATGTTAGAGACAAGCGCAACAGGCTACTTGCTGAAACAGATTGGTGGGCAGTGTCAGACAGAACAATGACAACTGCACAAACTCAATACAGAGATGCACTGCGAGATATACCTGCACAGAGCGGCTTTCCTTTTTCTGTAACTTGGCCCACTAAACCATAGGTAAAAAAAATAAGGAGTAGACAGATGGCGAAAGATGAAAAGAAAACCATCACGGTCAATGACATTGAATACAACTTGGATGATTTTACAGCGGAGCAAGCTGCAATGCTAAACCATATTCAAGACTTAGACCGTAAACTCAGCAACGCACAGTTTAACTTGGATCAGCTTATGGTTGGTCGTGAGGCTTTCATTGCTAGACTTGCAAACTCACTAGAAGCTGAACCAGAAGAAGCTGAAGAGGCTTAAGAATCATGTCAAGAGACCTGCCCGCTGACGTATCAGAGAACCTAGAAGATGATGTAATCTACCCGTTCTTTGCGATTGAACTGTTGTTTGATGGCGACGAAGTTATGCGTCTCTGGACAGGCGTAGGTACATTAGTATATGAAGAAAACAGTTGGTATGGTACAGGAAACCTACTAAACTTTGATGCCGTAGAAGAGACCTCAGAAATAGCCGCTAAGGGTGCAACAGTCACTCTTAGTGGTGTACCATCAGAAGTATTGTCTTTAGCTCTCAGTGAGCCTTACCAAGGACGACAAGCTAAGATTTACTTTGGTGCTTTTGTATCTGATTCACTTCTTACGGAAAGTTCGAATTACATCCTATTTGAGGATGGTGGCAAAATAATGCTAGAGGGCACTCGTACAAGCCTTACAGAGATTTTTGCTGGTTATATGGATCAGATGAATATTGAAGAAGGTGCAGACTCCTCTACTATACAACTTAGTATTGAAAACAAGTTGATTGACTTAGAAAGACCACGTACTTCTAGATTTACTTCTGCTTATCAGAAGTCTCTGTTTCCCAATGACCTTGGCTTAGAATTTGTAGAAGACCTACAGACTAAAGAGTTGTATTGGGGTAAAGTTGCACCATGACAAAAGAACAAATTGTTATTAACAAGAAGGCCAGAGCTTACTTAGCATCTACTGATTGGTATGTGACACGTTTCTTGGAAAAGGGAGTAGCTATACCCGAAGAGATTACCCAGAAGAGAGACCAAGCGAGGCAATCAATATCTGATGATTAAATACCAGCAAGAGTTCTTGGATACTTGTCAGAAAGATTGTCAAGAACTTATCCGACTACACTGGGAAGAAATAGCAGTAAATAAAGACAAGATTAAGTTAAACCCTGATTGGGATGCTTATCATACTTTAGAGAACTCTGATAAACTTAGGATTTTCACTGCTAGGGTTAAAGAAGAATTAGTTGGTTACTTTGTCGTTATTACGGGAAGTAACCTACACTACAAGGATCATGTGTTTGCGGTTAATGATATCTTGTATTTGAAGAAAGAATACCGCAAGGGTCGTACTGGCATAAAGCTGATTAAGTTTGCAGAGGAATACCTTAGAGATGATGGGGTATCTGTACTTAACATAAACACTAAGGTTCATAAACCTTTTGACGTTCTAATGAAGCATATGGGCTTCGGGTTAATTGAACGTGTTTACTCTAAGTATATAGGTGATTAAGAATGGCAATCTCTGCATCAATGGCATTAGTAAGTACTGCGGTCACTGGCGGTCTGGTAGCTGCTGGGGTCACTGGGGCTGCACTTTTAGGTGGTAGTTTTGTTTCACACTTTCTTATCACTACCGCATTAGGAGCAGCACTTAATGCCCTTACACCTAAACCATCTATAGGTGGTATTGCAGGTTCCTCTGGTGGGCAATCAGGTTACAAAGTAACTTCTAGTAGTTCTGTCGCAGATCATCAGGTTATCTATGGCAAGACTAAAGTTGCTGGTGTTCGTGTCTTTGATGAAACTACAGGTAGCAGTAATCAAATTCTTCATCGTGTTGTTACCTTCACTGGACATGAGATAGAATCCTTTGAGGAAATCTATATTAATGATGAACTAGCCACTGTAGATGGTAATGGGAATGTCACAAGCCCTAGCCGTTATAGTGGCTACATGAAGATTTATACCCACCTAGGGACTGATGACCAAGAAGCTGATGCTAATCTAGTATCTGAAGTTGCTGATTGGACTACAGCACACAGGCTTCGTGGTATTGCTTATATGTATCTTCGGATGACATACGATCAAGATAAGTTTCCTAATGGTGTCCCAGAGGTTACAGCAGTCATTAAGGGTAAGAAGGTTTACGATCCAAGGACTGAAACTACAGCTTGGTCAGATAACCCTGCCCTATGCCTTCGTGACTACTTAACTAACACTCGTTATGGTCTTGGTGAAGTATCAGATAATATAGACGACACCCAGTTTATTGTTGCTGCTAATGTTTGTGATTACGACAATTACCCTACACTTACTGGTGACCAAAGATATACTTGTAATGGTGCATTTACTACAGCAGTAAGTCCCTATGATGTTATTAGCAATCTGATTAGTTCTATGGGTGGACTTGTATGGTATGCACAAGGTAAATGGCGTACTAAACCAGCTTATTGGACTGCTGCTTCCATTACATTTGACGAGGATGACCTTCGTAGTTCTATTTCTGTAGCTACTCGTCATTCTCGTAATGAGAATTTCAATAAGGTTAATGGAACTTGGTCGGGTGAGGCTTCTAATTGGCAACCTACAGACTTTCCACCCGTAAGTAATGCTGACTTTATAGCTGCTGATAACAATCAAGAAAAAGCTACTGATCTTAATTTGTCGTTTACTTCTGATGTAGATATGGCAAGACGTATTGCTAATATTTACTTGGAGAGGAACAGACAACAGCTAACTGTACAAGCCTCTTTTGGTATGAGGGCATTTCAAGTACAAGTCGGTGATACAATAAAATTAAGAAACTCTAGGTTTGGTTGGGGTATTGTAAAAGCTGGTAGTTTTGAAGTTGGTACACAGTATGAAATAAAAACTGTTGGGGATACTGATTTTACAGCACTAGGTGCCTCCTCCAATGCAACAGGTGTTATTTTTACAGCAACTGGTTCTGGTGATGCAAGTACTACAGGTGTTGCTATTGATTTAGACAACGAAAAAGAGTTTGAAGTCATACATTGGACATTCGGGTTAGTAGAGGAGAATGATTTACAGTGTACTATGACACTAAGAGAAATCTCTGAAAGTGTATTTGATGATATTTCTGATGGTGCTGTATACGAGAGAGATAACACAACACTGCCTTCACCTTTCTTTGTAACTCCTGTCGGTATTTCAGTGGAAGCTATTGCACAGGTAAGTAACCAAAAGGTCTCTAATATCGCTTCTATTACTGTATCAGCTACAACAGGAGCTTTACTAGAACGGGTAGAAGTAGAGTTTAAAAAGTCTAGTGCAGATACATTTAAGTCTGTTGGTACTGGCCCTCTTGGTGTCTTTGAGGCTCTTGATCTTGAGACTGGAACTTATGATTTCAGGGCTAGGGGTATTAATACTTTAGGTGTTAGGGGTGACTGGGAGTTACTAGAAGATCAAGAGATCAATGCATTTATTGGTGATCCTTCAGATGTCACTGGACTAGAAGCAGAATTATCTGGTGGTACACTCTTCTTAAGTTGGACTGCCATCCCTGATGCTGATCTGTCTCACTATGTCGTTAAACACAACTCAAGTACAACAGGTGCAACTTGGGGTACATCTACAACTGTTGTTGAGAAAATACCTCGTCCAGCTACCAGTGCCAGCTTACCTGCTCGTAGTGGCACATACCTAATCAGGGCTTACGATAAAGAAGATAACTTTAGTGAGAACGTAACCACTGTTGTTATTCTACCTTCTGATCTACCACAACTTGGCACAACTGATACACAGACTGAAGATCCAAGTTTCTCTGGTACACTAACCAATGCTATCTTAGTTTCTAGTTCCGTTGAGATTGATGATACCACTGCTGCATCACCAACAGGTGAATATGAGTTCAGTGCTTATATTGATACAGGAAGTGTCAGAGAAGCTAGGGTAACAGGCTATAGAACCTTTGAACGTAGGTTTGATGATGGCACTCTGCTTTGGGATGACATTCCCCAGAATTGGGACACATGGCCTGACAACTGGGACACTTGGACAGATGAGAATGCTAACTTCGGTGATATTGGTGTTACTGTCTATGTAGCTAGAACTGATGATGATCCAGCAGGAACACCTACGTGGAGTTCTTGGGAATTTGCTAATGGTGCTGAATACACAGGACGAGCCTTCAAGTTTAAAGCTGTACTAACCAGTGACAACACTAATTATACACCCGCAATTCTGACACTTAGTGCAGACGTAGAATACTAAGAGGACAACATGAGCCAACACGACTTTGATATTGCCAACCAAACGGCCTCTAATGCTAGGTCTGACATTAACAATGCATTAAAAGCACTAGCATCTTTATCTAGTGGAACATCTGC